CCTGCGGGTGTACCAAATGTTCCACCTTTCTGACATTCTAGCTGTTTCTGAAGTCTCAGACATTCAGCCTTGGTAGCTACCATCTTTCCAGATGGACAAGATCCTACCGTTGGAATATATGGTGCCAAAAAATTGCCTTTTTGTTGACTTTTACCATATGCCTTATCTTTACTTGTCAGAACAAGCCCTCCCGTCTGAGGCTTACCTTCTGAATTAGTTCCAATATCTAAACATACACCACAATTCTTAGAAAAGGTTGCGTTATCAAATATATTGCAATCAGTTGTTTTAACTGCCTCACATCCCTTTATGATCAAAGTCATCCCACTTATTCCACCCTCTACCGGATAAGGATCGGTAATAGTCTGGGTTATATTATTATTTGAGTCCATTGTATTTTGTATACCACCAAAAATATCACGAGTGCTAGATCCAAGTGCAGCTTCATTATTAACAGCACTTAAAGCAACCCCAATTTTACTAAATTTCTTTTCATACAATTCACTGTGCTTATCGTATAGTTCTTGATTTGTTACAAAGCCTTCTTTAAAGATTTTTACAAGACACATGATCAGGATAACTAAAAATAATAGTAAACCTAATATTTGTATCTCTTTCATTCTAATTAGCCATGTTAAAGATTATCCGGGCGCATCAAACTACTAGAATCATAGTCGCGTGTTACAATCCGGAATATGAGTTGTGTCTGATGACTGAGATTGATGAGTCTGCCACTTGTGAATCGGGCAGTTGTCAAATATGTTGATAGTGCAGCATTATTGGCTGCCTTACCATATGGATCAACAGAGGTAGAACCAGTGGTCGGGTCGCCAAACTTGCCACGAACAATGATAAATCTAGCATAGCCTGCACTATTACTGCCTAATTCAAGGGCTGGAGCTGAGGTATTGTAGGCCGTTGCAACTACCATCAGACCACTGGCATCCTGCAGATAGTTTAAGAAATCAGTCTGGGCTGCAGTAGGGCTGGTAGGTGAGTTAAGATTTCTGATCTGGATCCTATCACCTGCAGCGACTTGATATCTACTAAACCACTTTTTGCAGTCAATCCAAATGTATTCACCTGTGGAATCCTTGTAGTTTGTATTATTTGTTCCTATGGCTGTAAATATCAAAATATCTGCAGTGATACTCAAGCATGCGCCGTTAATATCAAGAGTATCGGGTGCAGTATTGATTAGATTGCCGTTTGGCTGCTGGAGGCGGACACTCAGCTTGGTTAAAGCAGCAAGAGGAGTTGGTGAGTAAACACGCTGGCACTTCATGTGCTTGGGGATATAAGAAGTGAAACCAAGAGAGGCCGTATTATCTGTCCAGTTTGCGTCATACTGCAAGATGGCAAAGGCATTATCCATCTTGTCATTTGTACCAAAGTTATTTGTATCTAGTTCATCCACGTTCAATGTAATAAAAGGGTAGCCAAAGATATTTTTTAGATAACTAGTGTCATATGTAGTGGCACCAGATTTCTGAACAATGATATCCGTATTTTCAATGGGCATCACTGCCTTTATAAACTCAATCTTCACGATATTGCGGAATCTGGCCGTTGCCTTTGGCATAATGCTGACGCCATTGGTAGGATTACCAGAATACAGATTTACACTGAAATTGAACCTATTTTCTTCTGTATTGAACTCCCACTTGCGATCAGCACTGTACACAGATAAGTTGTACTCGGTTTCCTTATAGGTCTGAATATCCTGTTGCTTGATAATGAGATCTTGCTGCAATGTTCCTCGGTTGCTGGGGATTGACAAAGGCCCGGGGCGTGCAATTGTCGGGTTCACATCAGCAAGACCTGAACCGACAGGTGTCAAAGATCCCTCAATCATCAGGTTCAAAGGTTGTGAAAACATTGTCCTAGGATCAGGTCTCTCTTGTTGTGCCTGTGCGTAAACAGGGACCAGAGCTGAAGATGACCTTTTTGCTGCCTCAGCCTCAGCTTGTACGTTCATCTCAGCACCCCTTCTTTTCTTGGCCTCTTCAAACAGTGCAAGAGCACTAATAGAATCATCCTCCTTTATCTGGATAGGCTGGACGTAATCAGGAATAGATGGTCGGGGGGCTTCCAGGCTGCGTTGCCTATCTTGCTGCGCTTGTTCAAACCGGTTAGAGGTCTCCATGAAAAGCTGAGGGGTTGCTGTCTTCAAGGCAGCCTGCCTTTGTAAATAGGCATTAAACTCACCAGCCGTTGCAGAAATTACCTGTTTATTCAGTGACTGTATAGGCTGATAGGGACTCTGTTGAAAAGCATCTGACATATAGTGTTCAAGAGATCTCTCAAGATGTGACGATTGATTATCAGTCAATGGTGCACCTAGACGCTGTTGAAAATTCTTGGTTAACATCCCAAGAAGCATTTGTTCATTTTGTTCAGAAAAAAACTGTCTCCGAATTTGTTGACTTTGATCCATTTCGCTCTACTGATAGTATCAGAAGAGAGAATTGTTTATATGGCGCTGTTAGACAAGCTAGTTTTTCTGAGAATATACCCACTTTCTCAACTCGGTCATGTCGCTATCTTTTGGTGGTGACCGGCAGAAGGTCTTAAAATCGTCACCTGCTAACATTCTCAAAATGAAATAAATACAATACATTCCGCATTCAGATTCTCCAAATTGGAATCGTCTTGCACAGTACTCCAACTTCATCTTAGGATCTTGTAGGGTTAGTGATCTAAGAAATCGTGCAATCTGTGGTGGCGCTTTGAAACCATACGAGTCAAAGTAATAACTCCTATGACCCGGAATGTCTGTAAAACTAGCAATCCAGTGACTACCACCCTTATTACTAGGATCCAGATTGTAGACAAACCCTAGGCTTGTTATACCTTTTGCAGTTAACTCGTTTAAACTCAACTTACAGATTTCATCTTGTAAACATTCTCTGTTTTTTAAAGAGTCTTTCTTGTAAGGATTAGGTGCAGAAAAATCAATCGGATTTGTTCCGTAAAATTTAAAATGCGGGTAAGCTATCTCATATTGTTTCAAGACATCTGCAATATTAAGTGAGTCAAGCCATTCTGCTGGGTTCTCTTCCCAGCTATCAGGCATTGTAGGGCGGAAGTAATCTTTTAGAATTTCTCGCTTTTCTTTTCGGTCAACCTTCGCTTTTTCTAACCAGCAGCGCTCAGACTTGCACCTTGTACGTTTTGTCATCCAGTGTCTGAGAGCATCTCCGTTCAAAGAGGGTGGTGCCCCAAGAGTTTTTCCTAGCTTCTCAAGTTCATCTGGTGGAAGACACTCACCATCAGGACTTTTCAATCTAGGATGACACACTTTAGGACCTATTGCAAAGACTCTTTTTCTTGTTTTACGTGCCATTCTGGCTACTAATATTATTTAAGAAATTAGATGGACATTGACACATGTAACCCTGATGTTAAAAAAGTTTTACATAATTATAAGTTTTACAGTGTAATATTACCCACCGTATTTATGTTTTTTGTATTAGAAGTTATCTTTATTTTTATGAACATCCCTACAAGCATTGGAAATGCATTATCTCAAGCTGGTCCATTCCCTACGTCAAAGGTACCACTAATCAAATAAACTCTATAATGTAGTAGAAATGGCTGACGCATCAGGAGCCACAACAGGACCTAAAACAGGATCTACTTTTGTAACAGTTTTAGGTACAATTGAAATTATTCTTATTACAATAGCTGGTCATTATCTTTCACAGCTAGTTGGTAATCGCGATAATTCTAATGATCTATCAAAGACTCTTGTACCTGTAACTGGAATCCTAGGAGGTATAGTTCTACTTCATACTGTTATCTGGTATATCTATTTCACCTATAATCCTTTATCAATGAACTTATATTTCTTAGTGTCAACTGCCTTCTCTATGATTTTTTCTCTTACGGCACTATCTATTTCGCTAGTCAGTCGGTCGTAGCACTAGACACTTTATATAATTCTAAAAGATGGTGTTGAATACGAGACTTTCCTGTCCAGATGTTACTAGGTGTCATCTGGAGAGAAACACCATATAGACGAACAACAACCCTAAGTAAAGTTCCCGGCTGAACTGTCTCTTTAGTAAATTTAGCAGCTAATCCGTCATTAAAAAAAGGTAAGTTGGATGGCTCATTTGAAATATATAGTGTAATACGCCTAGCTTTTACACATGACTGTAGAGGCAAAATTGTTAAAGTATCAGGTAATTCCTCATCAGTTAAGAATTTTCTGAAATTTGTACTAATCTGTGTATTTACTAGCCGTTGAAACTGATCCAACTTAGATAAAAAAGATAAAGGTGTATATTCTTCTAAGACAAGTTGATTCTTATCCCAGTCAATTTCAACAACTTTTAGAGGCTCTAAACTTAGTACTACTGATGAAAATGTAAGTGAGTTATCGGTATAACCAAATGGGATTGTTTTCTTATAAGATCCTGAGCGAGGCTGGTTTAGAGTGACGTTATTTGGGTCAAATCTGGTGACTGGGATTGCAAACTCCATTACTTAGATAATATAGACGTAGGATTATTAGGTAGCCGAATAACGGTTTAGACCCATGCTTATTAAAAATCAGCATGGTCACCGGCCTCTTATAGTATTTTAAATGCTATAAGAGGCCTAAGGCCCCTATGGATTTCTTAGCAGATGGGTATTGTCTGGAGATGCCAAGATTACAGTATATCAAAAGAAGCCGTAAAAAAGAGACTTGAACTTTTAGCTTTTCAACGTGGTCTACCATTTACCATGACCCGAAAACAGTGGCATCTGGATGCACGTGTTTCTGATGAGCAAGCTCAGAGTGAAGAGCTACGTAAAGATGGTCTTCCTTATGAAACATCACTCCTGCACAATGCCTTTTCTGTGGCCAGAATGAGTCTACAAGATCGTCATTATATCCGATCTATAGTGGACTCACTGGGTGAGAATGCGCACGTTTTGAAGGGTGATCGTATTCTAGTGCTATATGAGGCAGATTTATTAAGCACCGAGTCAGTCTTGCTTATTCAACGACTTCTAGAAATGCGCAGTGAATCCGGCAATATATCTGTCTGGTTTACTGTACGTGAATCTGTACCCTACAAGCTGCGAGACTGGTTCATAGACATTCCTATTCCACTAAAGTTTGTACCTCATCATCCCTGGTCGCCGGTTCTCTGGTTGTGGATCCAGAAAACACGCGCTCTAAAAAAGCATAATTTAGATCATATAGTCCAAATTAGAAATACTGTTTACTCTATCTTACAGAGAAATCTGAGATGGTTTGATGTGCATCAGATTTTCCTAGACTTGATCATTGAACATAATGGAGAGCTAGGTGAGGATCTGACAGCAAAACTTCTTTCCTGCTTAGCAGCTTCACCAAATACTGCAACTGGTCATACTCTGACATCTTATAGAATCCCTATAGCATGGGAGACACTTTTTGTCTCACTTTATGATATTTTAGTTGGGACGCTAAATTAGTGTGTAAACAAAAGATGCCCGGCTCATTTTGGAAAGAACCTTTTTTAGACATCGCACATAAAGTATGGTCTATGCCTCAAGAATACTGGATTGACGATTCACCTCGTTTTACCGATACAGACTTGCTTCAAACAAATGCCCTTTCTGAGTCAAAAATAGACGAAATAAATTACCGTGCAGACATGGTGGCCAAGTGGAAAGCGGGTGAAGCTATTATAAAAGTTAAAGAACTTCCTGGGCGTACTCGCGTTGTTTTTCTGGGCACTGAAGAACAGTGGCAACAGATTCCCTGGGCCACTTGGGCCAGAATATTCCAGCTCGTAGAACATCCCATTGGCCATGTACTTTTTTATGCAGATCCGAGGACTAGAGTAGATCCTATTGAAAAAGGTGAACTCAAAGCAAAAGATATCAATGGTGGCTATTCTTATATTTGTAGTCAGGAACTTGTTGTAATGTATCGGTTTGAAGAGGCAACCCGTGTTCTCCTGCATGAACTCTTACATACATTATGTTTTGATAAGGAAAAAGGTGTAGAGAACCTAGAAGCCCATACTGAAGCTTGGACTGAGCTATACTTGTGTGCCTTATTAAGTAAGGGCTCGTCTGTAAAATTCAATAAACTATGGCGGCAACAGGTGCACTGGATGATGGAACAGGCAAATACATTATCAGTGGAAAGACAAGTACATACACCAGCCGATTATGCATGGAGATATATGAGAGGTAAGATGGATGTATTAGAGGGCCTAGGATTCTTAAGAGGTTATACTGCTGGTTTGTCTAAACAACCTCCAACACAAAGTCTCCGATTTACAACACCTGAATGGGATTCAGAAATGAGTTGACACATTGTCCTACTGGTAAAAGTTGTATATACAGATAAAGGCCAACTTGTAAAATTGATACGTGATATATTATAATATATCACATATACAAAAATATAGCTTATGGGTATTCGGGGGGTTTGGACATTCTTTCATAGATCATTTAAAATAATAGATCCAAATGCATTGGAGCCATTAACTATTGGCATAGATATGTTTAGCCTTGTTTATACATATCGTGAAATATTAAATGACTTACTTGATATAATTAAAAAATGGTCTGATTCAGGTCACGTAATTATCTGTGTTTGGGATGGTACTGCACCACAAGAAAAACAACAGATTATTGAAGAGCGGCGTTTGAATAGAAATACTGCAAAAGAGAAAAAAGGAGAACTAGAGGAATATTTAAAACAACATGGAAATGAGCTGGAGTCAAATGATCTTGTAAAAATCCAATGCGCAATTGATTCTTTATCATGGAAGAGTTGGCACTTAACTGGTAGTCTAAAAAAAGAGATTCAAGCAAGTCTGGGTCCAAATATTACGCATATCTTTGCAGCAGGAGAAGCGGATGATGTTTTAATAGAAATGATCTTTGAAAAAAAGGTGGATGTAGTTCTTTCATTAGATTCTGATATCTTTGCTATGGGTGCACCTCAGATTTGGAGACTGATGCATCAAAAAGGAAAATGGCAAATAGAAGATATTAGTGTAGAAAAAGTATGTAATGAGTGGGGTATTACACTTAGTATTTTACAAGATGCGAGCTGTTTAGCAGGATGGGATAGATGTCATCCAAAAGGTCCTCCTTCTGGCTGTGAATTTATACCTTTTAGTAAGGCACTGAGTCTAGTAAAATTCTATGGAAAGTTAAACATAGTAATAGAAAAGAATCCTGAAATTGCTATAAGTCAAAATCAAGAAGCTCTGATAAATTTAAAACAGCTAAAGGCCGAATCAAAAGAGAGGTGGTTAAAAATCTTGAATAGAGTATAATGAATCGCCATCTTATCTTTTATTACCTTGGCATTGCTATAATTTTTTTGAGTCATATTGGCATGTTATTTAACAAGTCTGCAGAAGCTAGGATGCATGCAGCAGTAAATCTTTTTGCAGGGGGATGTATTGCGTATTATTTTATGAATAAAGAAAAGTTTATTCAGTTTTAAAGATCTGAAACTTATATGAAAAATATATGTTTTTTACTATGCTGTAGTACAATATAGTAAAAAACGACCAGGCTGGGGGTCGAACCCAGGACCTTCCGGTTAACAGCCGAATGCTCTAACCAACTGAGCTACCCAGTCCTTTGGACGTGGGATAGCACAACGTGTAACATTGAGCTACCCAGTCTGCACTTTTAAGAAAAGTGCGCAAAAACGCAGTTATTATTTTTGGGCACTTTTTTTAAAAGTGCTTCTCCTCCACCAGTCACTTTAAGGAGAAGTGACAACGCTTTATTGTTTTTTTGTAATAATATTTTTAATCAATGTCCTAAGCCAATGGTGTCTGTAGTTGCCTTACGCACTGGCAGAAGGGGCCACTGTCTTCAGGTAGTGGGGGTTCAGGTAGCGCTGCAGGTTGAAGTAAGTCAGCACCTCACCATCCTTCACGCCGAGCAGGCTCTTCAGCTTGGCATCAGGGGTAATGGTGTGCTTGTTCTTCAGGTTGTGGAGCTTCACGTAGGTAGTGATCGCCTTGGTCACGTTGGAGCGAGACTCCTTGGAGCCATTGCTCAGAGTCAGGAAGGAGCACAGCTCGTTAGACAGAGGCGTAGGCAGCTCAAAGATAGAGGGCTTCCTAGGCTTCACCTCCTCACCCTCAACGGGCTTCTTGGACTTGCGGCGGCGCTTGTCAGCCTCCTTCTGAAGCTTGGCCACGCGCTTCTCCAGGCGCTTCAGCTCAGCCACCAGAGCGCCAGTGGTCTCACGCACGGCAGCGGCCTGCACCAGCATTGCCTTCACGTCATCCTGCACAGACACTACGGGGGCCTCAGACGTCTCAGCGGGAGCAGCCACCACGCTGTTTGCAACCACAGGGGCGCTCTGCACAACCACAGGGGTGCTCTGCACTGCAGGAGCGGCCTCCTTCTTGGTGCTCTGGGCAGCCTTCTTTGCAGCAGCAGGCGTAGCCACAGCAGGAGCGGCCACGGGTGCCACTACAGACTCAGGGGCAGCAGTCTTCTTGGAAACACTCTTAGTGGCCTTAGAAGCAACGGGAGCAGAACTCATTATACCAGATGCCGTGGAAGTATTCATGGGGGGAATACGCACATAGTTTGCAAAACCCATTCAATTTTAGATCAATGTGTTTAGTACCCCTAGAACTTATTAAAATTTTTTTTTGGGCCGGGGCATTTTTATTGTCATAGGCTGACTGCGGATTTTTGAAGGCCTAAAAAGTTGCAATTCCCCCTTTAAAGGATCATTTCCGTCCAGCCAGCAGAGGAGATGCGTGTCTGTGCAAATGTAAAAAATAAGAAGTCTACAAATTTACAATGCTCATATACTGCAAAAAAAGGTGATTTCTGCTCACGCCATTGGAAAAATCCCATGCGTTTTCAGGTCAGCCCCCCTCCTGCTCAAAGTACCCGATCAATATCAAATACAGTCAAGAAAATACAGCGTTGGTGGACAAACTTAAATGGATTAAGGCTAGCCAAAGAAAGAACACCTGCTTTTTTTTCTAGAGAACTTTGCCACAATGATACTGAATTAGCAACCCTTGAACCTCTTTCAACGGTCCCTCGTGATTATTTTTTTGTTATAAGGGACAGTGGCTTATTATGGGGCTACGATATTCGGACATTATTAGCACAATATGAGAACTCAGGAAAACTTGAAAATATGTATACTACTCAGATCTGTGATGCAAAAACGTTGGAGTCATTTCGGCTCAGATTAGATAAACTCAGACGATGGAAAAAGCCTCTGGTCTTTGAAAATGCTACAAATTTATCTGTAAAACAGTCTTGGAATCTAAGAGTCTTAGATGCATGTCTAAGACTAGACATGCTGGGATATCGCATATCTACACAGTGGTTTTCTGAATTAAATATATCTGAACACAGAAGCCTGTATAACGCTTTGGCCAGTCTCTGGAATCAAGATTTGAATCTGACAGAAGATCAACGTCGCCGTATTGTACCAGAACATGATAATCCTGCAAATAAACTTTTTCGGTGGTCTCCTGAGAAAATAAATATGAAATATGATTTAGATAGCATTAGGAGAACAAATTTGAATATCATTGAAAGGCTTATCACATCTGCTTCAGAGCAGTCTGATAAGACTTTGGGGGCAATGTACACTGTCATTGGTCTTTGTCGGGTTTCTTATAGATGTAGGAATGCATATCCTTGGTTAAGTTAAAGGTGCTGCAGTTACAGTAGGCTCTGTTACTACCGTTACTGCCGTTACAGATGTTGCCGCAGCATGCTCAGCTTCTTTCTTAGCCTCCTCTAAGACAGCAGTGTCCTTTGGTGACATTACAGTTTTTGCCAAGCCCATGCAGACAGGTAGGCACTGCATCCAACTAGAAGGTTTTCTGAGATCCAGCTTACCGGAAGCAGCAGATAAGACCATGTCAATAGATACAGACGCCGCATGAATTAACTGATCCTCAAAAGCCTGCTTTGTCTCTGCAGATGCATTACTAAATCCAGGAAGTGATGCAACCCCGCCAGAAGTCTCCAGACCCTTTCTCAGAGCCATGAGAAGCATAGCTTTCTTCTCAGATCCAGATAAGCCAGCAACTTTCTGGACTTTCTGAGACACTTCAACTGCAATCTGAATGACCTCAGATGCATCAAGCACACCATCAGATTTAGCAATCATAAAAGACGCCTTTGTCTCTTTTATGAGGGCTTCAAGAGGACTGCTCACAGAAGACATTATACTAGTAGCTAGACTATTATTTTTAAGTATTTAATTTAATTTAATTTTATCTTTATCTGTATTAGTAAATGATTTACATAAGTGGTCTGATTTCATTAATTGTTCAGATTCTAGTTGGAATCATTGACTTTCTAGCATTAAATATTGATGTAATAGAAAAAGATGAATTGATAAAAGACCTATTAAAAGTTGAACTTTTTGTTCAGATCATTGAATTTATATTTTATGTTTGGTTAATTTATTATCTTCACGGAGCCTCACAAAATATCACTCCGTTTCGGTATTTAGACTGGGCAATTACTACACCCGTAATGTTAATTACATTATCTGCATTTTTGAATCATAATGGAAGTCAAACAAATAGATTGAGTGAGTTTTTATCTAATCATACTGGTTCAGTAGTACAAATAGTCTTATTAAATGCGCTAATGTTAACCTGCGGTCTTCTTGGTGAATTTGGTTACTTATCGCATTATATATCTACTGCACTAGGTTTTATTCCATTTGCCTTAAATTTCAAAAATATTAAAGATACATTTTTACCATATTCTCATGATTCTTATAAAAATGCAGTATTTTATTGGTTTGTATTTTTCTGGTCTTTGTATGGCGTATTTGCTCTTATGAGTTATACTGTTAAAAATACTGGATACAATATATTAGATATTTTTGCTAAAAATTTCTTTGGGCTCTTTTTGGCGTATGTATTATGGGCAAAATCAAAAGCTGAAGAAACAAAATAAAGTCTTTAGCAATTTAGTTCAGAGGCCAGACTGCAGGTGTGTAGACAGTAGGACAAGCATCAGGCCGAGGAAAATAATGGTTCTGTCCATATCCATACGGTTTCCATTGGCCAGGTGCAGGTGTCAGATTATTATACTGAGTTAAAATTGTACTACACTCTTGTTGATTCTTTAGTTGAATACCAGGAGATGCAGTAGCATAATTTACACCACATGCGTTGCAAGTGGGTAGACCTGCTTTCCGTATTGCTAGATCTTCATGTTGAGACAACTTATTTACTGTGGTGTGACCCTCTGTAAATTGGTGATTTGCAGGACAAGAATTGCTATCATTTATTATTGGATTCACTACCGGGGCTCCGTTATAATAAGGAATTGCCTGTATATTTGCATAGCCTGCGTACGCAGCCTTATTACGTCTTTGAAAACTCAAAAAAGACGCATCTACTGTTTTTGTCCTTGCAACATATACGTTTGCAGCCTCATTCTTCAGACGTATATATTGAGAGAAGTCCATTCTACTAAACTGACTTGTAAAAAAAATGGGTCAAATCCAGTTTGAAAATTGAATCGCCGCAGCCTGGTTTGGCCAGTATTACAAATGTCCGTACTTGCATCTGAGTTTGACGCATCTAATCTGAGTTTTGGTGAGGTGAGGCCTGTGGGTCAGAGTGGTGCCAAGGCTGTAAACCTAAATTACGCAGGCAGTTCTCTGGTGATGCAGGTCAGCAATCTGGACCTGCCCTATGGTCTGAACGTTGAGGATAAGTTCGGCCCTACCAAGTACAGCCTGAACATGTCTCTGCGTGACTATGATTCCAATCCCAAGGTCAAGGCTGTATACGAGGCACTGACTGCTCTGGATGACCGTGTGATGGCAGAGTGCGTGGAGAAGAACTGGCTCAAGAAGCCTGGGATGAGTCAGCAGATTCTTGGCCAGATGAAGCTGTACAAGCCCACGGTCAAGTTCAGTGAGGATCAGAATGGCAACCGCAAGCCCTATCCTCCCACGGTCAAGGTTGCTTTGCGTAAGAAGAATGACAAGTTTGAGACTCAGTTCTATGATCAGGAGAAGAAGGAGATCAAAGATGTGCCAGTGGAGGATCTGATTGTCAAGCGTATGACTGTCACTGTGCTGATGGAGTGCACTGGTGTCTGGATCTCTTCTGTTGGCTGTGGTCTGAGCTGGAAGGCCAAGCAGCTGAAGGTCGTGTCTCGTCCGGATGGCGTGGGTCGTGGCTATGGCTTCAAGGATGAGGATGATGAGGCACCTCGTCCTGCAGCTCGTGCTTCTGGTAACGCAGTGGTGGCTAAGGCAAGTTTTGCCGCAGCCTTTGATGAGGATGATGAGGTTGATGACGATGCAGTGGTGGCTGAGGCAGCTCCTGTTGCACCTGCACCTACTCCTGCTCTTACAGAGGAGGCTGCTCTGCCTAAGAAGACCATTGTAAAGAAGGTGATTGCCAAGAAGTAGTTGTACAGAAGGTATAAAGACTAGCTAATACATATACATAGGCGGGTTGGAAGCCGAACAAGCACAAGGATGGCCTGGCTGCACTAGCAGCCAGGAACTAATCCTTATTTCTCTGAAACAAGGATGACCGAGTGGTTAAGGTGGCAGGCTTAAGATCTGCTGGAGAAATCCGCGTGGGTTCGATCCCCACTCCTTGTAAACAGTTAACCTTCTGTCAAAAAGGCAAAAAAGCAGCTTAGCAAAGAGGAATTGCGATGGGCCCATAGCTTACAAGGTAAGTGATACCCATAGGTCCCTGGATCGAAACCAGGAGCTGCTATAGCGCGCTATTAATTCAGTGGTAGAATGCCAGATTTCCAATCTGTTAACCCGGGTCCGATTCCCGGATGGCGCATGCCGCAAGGCAAGCTTGCAAGAGCACTTTTCCGATATGGTGTAACGGTTAGCATACGGCCCTTTCAAGGCTAAGACCCGGGTTCAACTCCCGGTATCGGAACTTTTTTTATGAGTTATAAAGGCAAAAATTGAAACCCATTACTCTATGTATATCAGTATAACTAAGATGACAGACACATATGCACAACAACCTCTCCCGAATGCCTTTAATGTAGAACATCCTTCACTGACACAATCAAATCTGAAAGAGATCTACAAGCACAGAATTAGTGAGTATATTTATGAAAAGAAAGATGGTCTTAACCTCCTAGAAAGATTTCTTAAGCGTGGGCCATTGGACTCCAGCTCAAAGTGTCTTTCAGACTTACTCAATTATATCTGGGGATCGTATTGTTATAAAATGGGTCAGACAAATTACTGGTGGAAGACTTCACCGCCTCCACCTCTTCTAGCACCAGTCTGGCTAGAGGAGCATCTGACCCCTACACTTTGTAAATGGATTGACGAACAATTGGCTCTATCGTCCAGTGGTTAGGACATCAGACTTTGAATCTGGGAACCCGAGTTCGAATCTCGGTAGGGCCTTTATAGCTACGCTTGTGGCCCAGGCATCCTTTAGGATGTAGGGCCTTATAATTGCCTGTGTAGCTCAAATGGTAGAGCATCTGCTTTGTATAGGCGTAGGCCTCAGACAAAAGTCTTACAAACAGCTGAAGGTACTGGGTTCGATACCCAGCATAGGCAAAAAGCTTTTCAGGAAGCACTTTTTTTTGAATTTAATAAATCCAGAAAAAAGTCTTTGGATAAAATTTAAGACTAAAAGAAATATTACTTTTTTGACGTACTTTTTTTCTAAAAAGCGCTTTGACCTTTTTGCGATCTTTTTTCTAAAAAGATCATTGCCAATTACCACCACCAAAACTCAAACCATTAAAGTCATAAGGGTTTGCAGACTGATCTTTTAAGCAAACACACTCACCACGCTTGCGCATTGCCACCACATCAGCACTCTGGTACGTAGGCTGCTCTTGTAAAACAGATCTGCCTAGATTAACCAGGACATCATTCTGACTCTTCCATGCATAGAGTGCCTTCTGGCTCTTCTTTTGTGAAAGTAAAGAAGAATCAAAGTTTGTCAGTGTCATTCTAACATAGTAAAATAAAAAATTAACCTGTAGGTTTTATATTACAGCCTCTAATGCTGGGCAAAGAAATACCCGCAGTATTTGCACTCTGAGGTAAGGCTTGGCAAGGTACTGCCGGTTGATATCTCCTATATTTTGCAAATCTGTCAACAGGTAGTGGCAAAGCCTTACAATTTGCATTTGGGGTTGCTAAAGTCTCAGTTCTAACTGAACAAGGCACCGCCACCTTTGGATACAAGGCAAACTGGGCCGCAGTTGGCGGAGGACACTGTTTAGAAAGTAAAAGGATAGATGGTAATTGAACAGTTAAAGGCCCGGGAGGTGTCTTAGAGCAACATCCATTTGATATAGATCCTTTTGAAAATCCACACTGCAAGGCCATTAGATTTATCTTATCTGCATATCCGGATGACATATCTGCATAGGTTGGCATAGCTTCTTATCTAATCTTTATTTAAGAAGAAGCATGACATCTAGAAATAAAAAACTTGTACTGTTTTTAATAATTAGCATATTTTTAGCATGTGGATTCCTCTATATACTAAACATATCCCAAACAATCAAAGAGGGGTTTAAATCTTCTTTAGAAAATAACTATGTAGAGTTGCAATCATCTTTACAAAGAAAACTTGAGCCTTATTGCTCTCTTACAAATTTTATACAAGATCAAATGAGAACTATGTACAAGACTTCAACAATTCAAACAGATCAAACTGTAATTCCACAACCAACGCCTGAACCAGCGCCTACATCTCTCCCTGGTCCCACAAAACCAAGTGGATTCTGGGGTGACAAAGCACCACCTGCACCTCCATCAGCTAATCCAAGTGAAGATGCTGCAAAGGCTGCAACAGCATCAACTATCATTCCCGGAGCTTCAGATGCTGAAGCAGATGCAAAAATACGGAAAGCATATGAAGATGCATATGCATGTAAGGATGAGCTAGCAGATTCCCGGCAAAGTTGTGCTGGCTTTGCTAAATTTGGCCAATCAAATGTAAAGATGAGTTTTATTCCTTGCAGTGTCTATATGAATACACCTTTTTATGATGAGTCAGATACAAGCTTAGCAGCAATTGCACTTTCTCAGATTCCTGATAATCTTGCTCTAAGAATTACTAAAGAGGTTGATTGGTATGCAGCAATTATAAATAAATTGCAATCAGGTATTGATAAGGGTGCAACGCCTCCTAAAGATCTTCCTCCTGATTCACCCGGGGCAGATTATAAGGCTCCTCCAGACAAATCTGCACCACCAGGTGCTCCAGCTAAAAAAGAGGGGTATGCTGACATAATAGAAGGATTTACTCTATTAAACGAGGGCTTCAAGTCTAGATTTTCAAAATTAAAAGATACAGTTAAGTCTGCTGCTAAAAAGACTGGAAGTGTGGTTGGAGGTGCTGCTAAAAAGGCAGGGGGTGCTGTGACTAGTGCTGCTAAAAAGACGGGAGGTGCTGTAGTTAGTGCTGCTAAAAAGACAGGAGGTGCTGTAGTTAGTGCTGCTAAAAAGACAGGAGGTGCTGTAACTAGTGCTGCTAAAAAAGTTGGGGGTGCCGTAGTTGGTGCGGTTGGAGCTGTTAGTGCTGTAGCAGCAAAAATACAAAATCCTTTTCGTAGAAATAAGCCTATATGTTCTGCAGATGCTGCAAGAGAAAAACGTGAAAGAGAGCGTAGAGAAAAACTAGATAGGGAGTCTAGAAATTGTACAATAAATGGTCTTCAAAGTCAAATTGATCGCGTGAATAGAATTCTGAATTCTGATGCTCTTAACCAGGCACTTGCAAGGTGTGCAGCAGTTGCTTCTGCTGGGCAAAAGCTACAAAGCCAATTAGGCCTTTTAAAAGCTGGAAACCTATATGACTGGCAAAAATCTGGGCCTACAAAATCTTACGCGCAATTTAAAGGAGGTGACCGGATTGCTGGTTTAACTTTCTCAATTCAACAAAACCGCGGATAATTTACTTCTGGATCTTTTATAGCCATTTGATATATTTTAGAGTATATGAAATGACTACTCCGACTATACCATTTAATCAAGAAAATATCATAATTAATCCTTTGAATGCAACACAAGTTAAAGCACCCGAGAGACCAATATGGCTCTGTAAACATCCTGAAGCCAAGGTTGTTTCATATGATCCTCGCCGATATATATGTTATAAGTGTGATAAAACCCGTATAATAAAAATAGTAAGTCAAAAGGATATTTTAGGCGCAGTTTCAACTAATACGGTAACAGTAGAACATAAAGAGTAGGCTATCTAGATAGCATAATATGGAGGAACAAGTCTTTATCTTAAAAGACTGTATGCAAGAAAATCCCTATCACCTCTTTTTTTATATGATTGCTCAACTAAAACCTTTTGATACTGGATCTATAGTTTACTACTATTATCCAAAGACCACATGTGCACTTGCAGAAGCAGCTTTAGATAATCTACCTCCCAGATTTATTCGGGAGTTTGTTATAAGATCTGATTGTAAGTATGTTGAAACTAACTTTGAACGTATTGAACAGATTAATCTTTTAGATGAGTCGTGGATCTTTCAGTATATCAGAAATCTATATGAACATATCTGGTGTCAGTTCAAGCAAATAAAAGGTAAATATTCTTATATATCTAGATCCAAAGCAAATGTTAGACGGATTACAAATGAATATGACTTACTAGAAGGTTTGAAAACACTTGGAATCTCAGTTTACTGGATGGAAGATCTGAGCTTTATAGATCAGATTAAGCTATTTGCAGAATCTGAACTTATCACTGGCCCCCATGGAGCAGCCTACAGTTTCGCAACTTTCTCTAATCCTGGAACAACACTCTATGAGATTTATAAGGCAGACAGAGGCAAAGGACATTATCCAATCTTAGCTCATCACTGTAATTTAAAGTACATACGGTATTTTGGCATAGAGTCTTATAATGAGACTAATCAAGATATGACCATAGATGTAGAGTCATATCTAAATTCTTTAGAGGCAGCAATATTGTTTTTGAAAGTCTAGTTATAACTAAGACGGCGGGTCTTTCTTATAACATTTTTAAAAACCTTGCGTGTAGTATTACTCCGTTGCCCACTACCAATTCTCTGTCTCTCGGCCTCAATTCTGGCACCCTTGGCTCTCAGTAAGCTGGCAAATGTTGTCTGATATCCACTACACTCTACAGAGAATGATGGAACTAATGCAGTCGGTTTAGATCTGTAGCGCTCCAAGAGTTTCATGTATTGACTTAGCCAACAGAGAAGTGAATCTGAGCCAAATAAGATAGAATCATCTCTATAATATAGACCAATCAGAAAAGTCAGCAAAGTATCTAAAGATGCAACTCTCAAGATACGCTGTTTTGTTAGTGGAATACTAAGAAAAGAGTGACATGCTTCTTCCTGGACAATGAGGCAGACTAGGTGGCCGTCTCTATAAAGACCAACCATAGCTGGTAAGATATTTTGAAAGCCAACAATTTCTTCTTTTGTTGCTCTTAAATCAACTAATAGAGCATCTGCATCTAAGTTTGCATCTGGACTAAAAAAGACTACTGGAGATTTTCCGTGTAAGAGAAATTTTGTTCGGCTAGACGCAGTCCCAGACTTATAAAGTGAAGTTATATCTGCACCCATGAAAACTCTGTGATTTTTTATAATGTAGCGTAAGATTGCTGCTCTAGAGATAGTGGCTTCTTGGCTTTCCGTGACAGCTAAATTTGCAGGGTTAGTAGAACAACTTTTCAATGGATGAGCCTTATCTAGCAACTCTAGACGCTCATACACTTTCTCCCATCTAGATAACATTCCCTTTGGCCGACTGAGTTCTAAGAACATCATCATTCTTAAGAAAACAGGGTCAGCATAGTGGATACCATCTACTGTGATAGATTTCCGATTAATCTGATCATAGAATCCCTCATCAATCTTAGTTATGTCAGCAATAGCAACATAGTTAACATAGATCTTAGTTGTTCCCTCGTGAATCCCTACACGCTTAGAAATTTCTGTAAAGCCAGCAGCTTTCAGATCTTCTATAAGCGCTTTTACATCCTCCTTATCATCTGGTGAAAAGAAGTCATAGTCGGGGAGACTTGTTTCCAGATTATAGAACTGATCTTTTGGAGGAAGTTGGACATTTATTGCCTGACCACCGTAGCAAACACGCCTAGACTTTCTGAGAAAAGTTTCTACAATCTTAATGGCCCGTTGTAAGTCTGGGTTCTGAGCCGTGTCTAGATCTATACGAATCTGAGCTTGGTGAACAATCTGTCTTAGACGTTTTAAAATTATTTTATTATTCATGACGTCTTGACGTCTCTAGTATATAGTATTATTATTTAAGTTATATTAACTAAGCCACCATTACTATTCATCTTGGGACTGGGTTTCTTAGGTGCAATTGGTTTAGGGATTATAAAACCGGGTATGGGAGTTGCTGGAGGTACAGGTGCAGCTTCTTCAAATCCCTCCTTGTAATCTTGGAAACCCTGAGTACCAGAGTTAATCATCTTCATTGACCAGCCAGTGTAAGTCCAGAAAGATAAAATGTCTTTTTCATTTGTAAGATTATACATATATTTTAAATCTTTCAAAGAACTGAAATTGGTTGCTGGAGTTTGAGAATATTTAATTGTGTCAGTATGATTTGCGTTAATACCCAAGTTAATCACATCTAGAGGCACACATTGAATACCTAATGTATTAATAAGTGTTGATACCTGAGCTGGAGTGTATGGATAATCTGGTGAACCTATTGCAATACTGAATTTTCCAGATGATTGGGTTTGATATGTAGGCTGTTCTTTTACACCTATATTCAAAAGTTGGCTAATATGTCCAACTAAGGCTGCCGCTGGAGGTGCAGATGGTGCTGCAACTGTAACTGAACCAAGAGCAGTACTTTTACCACTAGGATCTTCATAAATGCGAGCATTTGTCCAATAATCTAGATTATCTTTTGGATTTGATCTTGTAGGTAGCCTAGATGTATTATAGTTGGTAATTACAATAAACTTCTTTTGGTAGTCTGTAATACGGCTTGTAAAGAGAATAGACTCAGATCTACAATTGTGAAAATTGCCTTTATCTGTCTGACCCAGATGATATTGTGATAGAGGATTGAGAGCTGCAGCTATGGCACCAAAAAACTTAGACTGTTGTTTAGGACCTGGTGGAACTCTTCTTAGATAAATAATAATTAACACTGGATCATAGTTTGTAGTAAAAGCCTTTGACGCCAATTCAGATATTGCCATTTTAATATTACCGTTATTGAGAGACCTCTTAATTCCAAAATCATCACGGAAAATTATAGCAGGCACACAGGGTCTTGCATCTTCATAATCAATATCAAAAAAGAATCCACGTGCACCCAGAGTCAAAGCAGCATTAATACCAAATGCTGGAGAAAAGACACCGTCAGTAGATCCATTAGGCCCATTTATATATCCTGGGAGTCTTACTGTTAAAGGTCGGAAGTTCAGCAAGGTCCGAGCATCTCCAATAGCAGAATTTGCATTTGTTATTATTGTATTAAATGGTATTTGAATAGGTGAAGCTGTCAAAGTAGCACAGATTGAGTTACCATTGCTTGGTGTTCCAGAAGCAGAGGCGCTAGTACCAAGGATACTTGAAATAGTTGCTTGCTGTATAGATTCAACTTGAGAAACACTTATGGGATCAGTTCTATACTGCCCTTTTGTAGTTTTATAAGAGATTGCATATATAAAATAATAAGCACACATTAATGCTAAAAATACAGGTATTATATATTTCCATGGCAATTCAGTAATTAAACCAGGTTTTGTAGATGAAACTTTTTCTGTAGCACCTTTTAAAGTTTGTATAATAACTTCAGAAGGCGGAGAATATTTATAAAAAGCAATTATAAGACCTATTAAAAATATGAGTCCAATAATAATTCCAATTATACTTCCTGCCTGATAAAGTTTATTGTTATCTATAGGTTCGGCTGGTTTTGCTGGTTTAGAACCCCTATTTCCCATCTATCTAGCCTTACGATTTAGATCTGCTCCCAATCAGCACGACGCAGCACCTTACAACCCGGGACCTTCTTTGCTTTTTCTGTCTTAGTTGATGTATACGTTAAAGGATCTTCTGTGTCTGCAATTAAAACAGCCTTTGTATCAGACTTTACCGCATCGGCCATCTTGTAGCCCTTAGCCTCCAAAGCTGCCTCCACTGCCTTGTCACGAACTCCACTAAAGACAATTGAACCGAGAGCTGGTTTAGCTACTGTTAAAAGAGGCTGTGTATCTGGAACTGGATCTAGAATTGGATATGGCAAGAAATACCACTCCTTCATCCTAAACTCCTCATAAGCAACCCAGACTTTCTGAAATTCACGCAAGCTGTCAATTGTCCAACCTTTTGGTGCAACCGTAATTTGTGACCACTTTGTACAATCTGGCTCCAGAACTTTCAAAGCATCTAACTTTGTCGTACCAACCCCTGATGGGCAGAGTGGGCTTGCAACAAAGAGGTTAGATTCACTCACACCTTTCCAACCATCTGTCTGAATCACCTTATAGAGATAGGGACCCTTGCCTGGACCTAGTAAGACCTTAAGGTCTTTCTCAGAAGCCTTTCTCAAGAGAGGGACAGTGGTGTAGCCAGCTTCAACCACTGCCTTCATCTGTGCGGGCCCAATCTTATCCCAGCCCAGCCTTGTCACCATCTTCATAAATTGTGCAGCAATAGTGCTAGCATCAGCCACCTTCTGTTTAATATTTACTGCAGTCTCAGCATCTCCATCCCATTCCCATGTCTCAGCAGGAGGGTATGTCACAGTGGCAGGAATCTCCACAGAGTCAATAACAGGAATCACGTCACCACCCTTTCGCAAGACAACCGTTGCACCGGGACCAATTCTCCAATCTGTGACACGTCTCGCATTCACTCCCGTCACGTAATTAATAGTAGATCCACCCAATGAAACAGGCTCAATCTTTACACGCGGAATGAGTTTGCCTGTGGAACTTGCATTCCACTCTATCTCTACAACCTTTGTAAGCTTGGCCTCACCATTGGGTGGCTTCCAGGCTAGTGCGTCCTTAGGATTACCCTTAGCTACCCTCGGCATAGTCTTATTTGATCGGATGACTAGGCCATCAATGTCATACTCTCCGTTCTGACGACGTTCTGCCAAAGTCTTTGTCAAGACATCAGCCACTAGAGTCTTGGTAACATAGGTATAAGGACTTAGTAAGCCCCAGTTACTAATCCAGCTAAACTGTTGTCTGACACTCAGATCCTCCGCCATTCCAATGACCTCATAGCAGACCAGGTGAACTTTCTTTGCCTCTAGAGGGTCAGGTGCAGAGTGGTGAAAGATACCGTTGACAATAGAACGCCCCAGACGACCAGGAGGCACCGACTTCTTTGGCATAATCAGTTCACCCCTGATCCAGACATCATCAGGCACATCCTCATAAGTGGTTGCCTTGCCTTTATTAAGGAACGGCAACCACGCACTTACATCTAGACCACTGTCATCATCCCCAGACAAGTAAAGCTTGCCTTGACAAGGATTCCAAAGACTTGTAATACCATCCAGCTTATCGGAGACGACATAGACGTCAGAAGCTGTCTTCTTGGCCCACTTGTCCAGGTCATCTGCCACCTTAGCCTTATCTAGAGATCCAAGATAGAAAGGCATCTTTACAATAGTGCCCCTACCACCCTTTGCAAGAGGAGTAGGAGCTGCACGTACCTTCTTCAGAAGGGGATGATGGGGCACCTTGCTTGCCAGAAGCTCCATACCAGCATCATATTCCTCATCTGTCATCAAAAGAGGTTGACCGTTACGGTATGCCTCATTAGCATTTGTTAAATTAGCAACGAGAATATCCATTGGTTTTATGATTACTAATCATAAAACCAAAAGTTCAATTTTTACAAAATAATGGCTACCGTCTTCTTGTTTTTTTATTTGCCTTTGCTTTTTTATATCTGCGTTTAGTTTTCTTATAGCGTCTGCGACCACCTGTATAGGCCCCACTTTCTTTACTTTCACTATTATTTTCTTTACTTTCCTTACCTTCTGCTTCTTTACTTTCACTTTTTTTACCTTCATTTTCATTTCCTTCTTTACTTTCTCTTGCTGCTGCCCTCATACTATTTGAAGCCATAACTCTATGAAATTCACTGGTAACAAAGCTATAATCAGTTATATCAGGTGTTCCTTTAACAAATCCAATTTGCTGTTCTGTATTATTTTTGATAAAAATATAACGATCATTTAATCCTTTTCCTTCAAATTCACTAAATAAATAATGTCTTGGTACTGCATCATCAAAAAATAATACGCGATTCAATAAATCATTTACAGGTTTATTTAAAGAAATCATCATAAAAGTTATATCTTGTGAACTTTTGGTTGGTGAAAATACTGACCTAGAAGGGTGTTGTCGTACCATAATATAATCAAAAAAATGCCCATCTGAAGTTGGGTCTGGAAATTTTGGATCACCCCGCTTACGATCTTTACGTACAGTTTCAAAACTACCTTTACTTTTCAAAATCTCAGCAAGATATGAAGATACTGCAGAAACATAATCATATGAAGAATTATTTGTTAATAAAAAGATTGCATCTACCTTATTTGTATTTGTATCTCTTAGATCTGCAGCAGGTTTTAATACCTCGTTAATTAATACTTTATTTAATGCATCATCTATTAATTGTTTTTTTTCTTCAGGGGTTTTTGTCTTATCTTTTACAAAATTTATTAATTCTTCACTTGTATTTATTATTGTATTATCCAGATCAAATACTAATACAAGTCCTTTACCGGGACTAGCTGCTGATCCTCCTGCTGCAGACCCTCCTGCACTCATCTATTATCTCTGGATAAATGCCATTACCATCTCATCCATCAACCGCATTTTGTCTTCTGATGAATCATTTTTTGCAGGATCAGCCAACTTAACTTTCTTCTTGGCCTTGGAGCCTGTTATATCTTTTGGCATAATACTATTTACACGTGGTTTTACTAAAACTTCTTGAAAAAAACGTACTGATTGTTGTACAGCCCTGCTCATGACTGTTGGGTCTTTAATGAGCGGTTGGGCAGCAGGTACTTTCCACCGAGGAACTTCTGTTATAACTAGGACCATAAATGCCATACATTCCTGTTTTTGTCTGGAGCTCAACCTCTCTTGTTTTCCTCTCCAGAGATTCAATAATTCCTGGAATTCTTCGTGCATTCTCACTAGACCTCTCCTGGCCAAATCTTTGTAAGCTTCAGCAAGAACTCCTACTATGTAATAGCCAATTTCAGACTTGTCTACTTTTCCTGAACCTGAACCTGTACCAGATCTCCGACTTGTTGTCAAAGAAGTCAAGCCTGTATTAGACTTTCTGACTCTCTTATCTTCATCTAAAAGCCATTTTAACCAGAAAAGTGCTTTCTCAGAACTGACTTCCTGGCACGCCATCAGAATCTGATTACCTACAAATCTCAAGATTGGATCATCACTCTGAGGGATCCACACTTTGTTTACAGCTTCTGAGTCTCTAGCTTTTGGAACAGCTTGTAGCCAGACTTTGTCGTGAGTTTCTTCTGGCACTTTTGGCCAAACAATCTTACTTTGTCTAGGTAAAGTCTGAACGACAATGACCAGTTCTGAGATTCTGTGTTGAAATTCTGGATTCTTATAGACTTCCTCCAGATCCAACTCTTTCAGATATTCTTCTAGGTCCTTTGTCCGTTGTTGTAGATAAACAAATATCCGGAGACTTGTTAAATGTACATGTTGAAAAACATAGGACCAGATAAGTCTAATCCAAATCTCAAATCCCCCACTACAGATTAAGTCTGCAGTGAAGTGTAGAGCCTTACCCGTTGCTGAAGGCCCTGATTGCGATAGAACATCTTGTAATGATCTAACACAGTCTTTTGCATCGTAGCCAAATCTAGTTTTTATAATGGGCTTTTCTTCTTTTTGACCTGTTAAACCAAGTACAATTGGCTTAGGTTTGTCCATCACTATAATATCTAGAGATGCCTCAGAATATGGAAATCCGACGTAGGTGTCCAGGACATTGGCATACGCTCAACTGCCAATAATTCAAATGCTGTCGGTATAGGCACAGGAGGTTTATGGCAGAATAAGATGGATCCTTTTGGCATTTCAATAGTCAGTTTCTTGAAAATTGCATCTTGAGTCTCATTATCAAAGGCCAGATTACTCAGGTAAATTGCCCTCGCATCTCTGTACTTAAATGCCGGGTTCATGAAAGATGCCTCATATAGACGGACCTTGGCACCCGCAGAAGGTATAGAGCCCTTCAAGGCATTCAGAGCCTGCTGAGCTAGACTAACCCGTTCAGGCAGCACTTCTATTCCGACTGACTGCTCAAAAGGACCAGCTAAGGCCATGTAAAGAACTGCACGCCCCCGTCCACATCCGAGATCATAGAAACGTCCTTTGCTACTGTTAGTACTAAAAGGTGTCTTTTCCACATAGTCTACCATGAATTTCAAAGTAGGCCATTCAATCTCGCCGTACGTAAGATTGTGCTGCCCAGATGCCTTAGTGGCCTGCAAACTATTGTAAATTGGAGCTAGTACAGCTGATGCCGCATCTGTATTGAGCTTGACTGGGCCACCACCTAGAGTGACCTTACGTCTAGTTTGTCCACGAGTTCTTAAGAAACGTCTAGTCTTGGCTTGTATATTAGTTTGTACTGTATCCATACTAATATTAGATTTATTGACCACATACCAGATTTAACGCATTAGATAAAAGGCCGAGGTGCAGCAGTATATGCTGCTGGTATTCCTTCAGCTGCACGAATAACTTCTTCAGTATTCTTTAGTGTTGCTTGTAATTCTAGAGCTTTAGTAATATTATTTCCTTGAGCTCCAGCTGCACCAAACCTACCAGCCGTGAATGCCATACTTTGAATTCTTTCTTCTCTAAGAGGATGTTCACCCGTTAAATGTCCGTGTGTGCGTAATGCAAAATTTGCTGCATTGCATGAAGATCCTATACAAGATGTAAGATTATCAAGTGCAGAAAAACACTCGCTAATATCATTTCGGCCTACACATTGTGCACCAAATGCTAACACTTTACATGTATGCCCTAGAACATCAGAAATATTTGAAATTGCATTTAATGCGGATGTTTCACCTGAATCAACCTGTAATTGACCCCATTTAACATCTTCTAAGTCAAGTTTATTAGAAACTAGAATAAAAAACTGGGTTAAAGTCACATGTCCTAATATTTCAATCTCACTAAATATAACCGGCATTATTCTACGAAATTTCTTATTAAACTCTCCAGTGGTTGCTAGTACCATTTGAAAAAGAATATTACGCAAGACAGTCAAAGAAAACATATTATTTGCAATATCAAGGTATTCATTATAAAGTTGATTGCCTCCCGCATATCTTTGAGCAATATTAACCATAATTAATGCAAGTTTTGCGCGATCATTTGCCATCTTTCTTAGCATTGACAGCTCTTTTCTCTCTTTTTTACGATTGAATTTTCTATTTCTAGTAAAACGTTGTGCATTATTTCTTGCACCCTTAGTCTTATTTGGACCTGGCATCCACTTTATAGTATTATTAGATTTATAACCGGGAGACTTAACGATACTTAGGTCCCTTGACCTTTTTTCCGCGCATAGTCTTGGAAGTTCTGGGAATTAGACCAACTGCCTTGAGATGGGCAGTTGCAGTGAAACCAATGGACTTGCCTGCCTTCCACTTAGCCAAAAGCTTCTTATCATTATAACCACCTCCTGCCATCCTCTTTGAACAAGGGCACTGGCCACCTCTATGTTTTCTGGTCTTATTCATCTAATATATCACCTATATATTAAGATGTCAAAGACGCTCAAAAAATCTTTACTCTGGCCAAGAAGATATTATAAGGGGCTCTCTTGGGGAACTAAACGAAAGAGACAGCAAGAGATCAAGAAATTTGGATCAATGAGCTGGAAGAATCCTAAAGCGTATGTGGGCTTCAAAACTGATAGAGGAGTCAAAACTAAGACATCATCTTATACAGAACAATGGAAGGCTAAATTTCCCAATGCAACCTCTATAAAAGAGAAGGCTGAAGCGTCAGGTGTACCTGAGGATGTATTAAAAGAATCCTATAATCGTGGCATGGCAGCATGGAGAACAGGTCATAGACCTGGTGCAACGGCCCAACAATGGGGTCATGCCCGTGTTTCCTCTTTATTAGTCTGCGGAAAAACACACTACGGCCCAGATTCTGACTTAGTCAAAAAAGCCAAGACGCGTTCTAAGAGAGCCAGAAAATGGTGGGCTAAGACATGCAAAAAATAAATGCGTAAGATAGAATGGGATCTGGTTTATCTACACCACAAGCTACTAATGCTAAATCTTCTACTAACTCTGCATCTAATGCTCCTGCAGCTCCTCCTAGTAACTCTCCACAAGCAGGTGGTCGCAGAAATAGAAATAGATCAAATAAAAATCGCAAAAATAGAAACAGATCAAATAAGAATCGCAACAATAGACGTCGTAACTAGGTGAAAAAAATTGAACAAGGTTCAACCAGACAATCTAGTACCATTCAATAATAAATGTCCCTACTCTGGAAAGATCCTAATGACAAGACGTGCGCAATTCTAACAAAAGAAAATAATGAAACCATCACTCTCAAGATTGGTGATTTCATTACATTTAAAGGTCGCCCAGAAGAATCACACGGCGTCAGAATTGAGGAGTTTACCTGGAAATCTACAGATAACCAAGGACCTATTGGACTCATCTATCTTCCTTGGCGTTCTGCTGAAAAGCGGTGGGCTACTCCTGCCTGGTCTTTGAAAGGCAATCTCCGACACCTCATTGCCTTTCCGGTTGGCGTTGTACACTATGGTAAACATGTTGATTGGGAGACTGTAGAACTGATGAACGGTGGTGTCTGTCCACAGGCAGAGCCTATTGCAGAGCCAGTTATAGCTCAGCCCGTTCTAACTCCAAACACTTAGATAACTCAGCAGTCACCTTCTCCCATGTGTATCCCAAAACAGTCTCCTTGGCCTTTGCACCGTGTTTGGCCTTTTTTTCTGAGTCATTCAAATACTCCTCCAATGCCATACACAGATCATGGGGATCACAGACATGTGCCTCACCTCCAACAGGTGAATAGACCCCAGGTAGATAATAAGAATACTTGGGTTTTACTAGTACAGAATTCTGAGGCGTGCAGAACTCCTTGTAACCACCAATGTCAGGTACAACCTGGGGAATACCTATACCCATTTGCTCAAAGGTACACAGACCCCAGCCTTCACCCTCTGCTGCAGAAATTCCCACATCTGCAATGTTATAAAGCACATTGATATCCTCATCCTTGAAGACCATGTCCTGAGAAGAAATCATCAGACGATTACCAAACTGCTCAATGGGCACACCCCGCTTTTTCAACTCACGCACAAAGATTTCAAAGAGCCACCAACCACCCTTCTCACCCTTGTCACAGATACAGAGAAGTAGAATAGACTTGGTAGGATACTTTACTAAGAGCTCAACAAATGCCATTATGATCAGATCATATCGCTTCCTAGGCTGGTTCCTATTTAGACTCATGATGACAAAAGGCTCATCGGGCAACTTCAGACTCTTTCTGGCAAGCTCCCTTGGAACCGTGTAAAAAACTTTGGGATCAAACCCATGACCTAGGATACTAAGAGGCCTGGTAATACCCTGATCTTTCAGCTGCTTCTTCCAGTAGGCAGTGAAAGTGAAGACACGATCTGCATCACGATTCAAGACATCAATCATCCCTTGTAGCTGGCAATCGTAGACCTGGTCACAGTAGACCCAGATCTTAAATGAACGAGGAATACCAGACTTGCGAATCTCCTCCAGAAATCTGGTTACTACAGCCATGTCATTATAGATCATTACAACATGGGGCTGCTTCTTTCGTATAAGATCAACTAGGTTTCCATATCCAAATCCCTGCTGAGGAGGATTCTCTAGGGCAGCAGCATCAATTGCCGTTACACCTGCGGGATAGGACCGAAACCCAGGAGGAGTCTGAGGATGCCTTTGAAAACCAAAGTGAGTCAGATCTAGATTGGGATTCTTTGCGAGTTGCTCTAGAATACCGTGGGAGACCTTGGAATAGCCGGTGAACTGCTGTACATGCGTACTCACAAGAAGGAACTTGAGCTTGAAGTTTGTACTTGCAGCATTTGTTAAAGGTGAAGCACTAGTGGCAAGAGTTGTCATAGGAGTTGTCTCAACTTTGAACGAGGGTAGAGGCGTAGCTACAGACGTAGCTACAGACGTAGCTACAGGTGCAAGAGTCTCATCAATAGATCTCAGATAAGATGGAACTTCCATACTATCTGAGATAGGTGTCTAGGATTTAGACCGGTGTTAGCATAACAGCAGTTTTACTCACTCCAAGTGTGTAATCTCAAAGATTAATTGAATTTCCCTATGATTCAGATTTGCCGGTCTGCCAAACTCATCCCGCATATCAACAATCAGATTTGAGATTCTGGCAAGTGGTGCTGGGCTAGATGTGAACATAGAGTGAATAGTATCTTGATTCAAATATGTATATTGATTATTTAAGTCAATATTAAAAATGTGAAAACAGTCTTGTCGGCCAGCACCCATTTCCATCCTTGCCAGATTTTTTCCATCAGCATCTAAATGCAAATATAGACGATTAAAAAAATTCTCCAAGTCCATAGGAAGTGGTGATGTAACTACACCATTTACAGATACATAGTCATTTACACCAAAGCCCAAAAGCCTCGCCGGCGTATTTATAGACAGAATAGAAACATTATTCATATCTATCTCATCCCGCTTAATTCCTGAAAAAAATAAGAGTGTAAAACTTACAGGTGAAGGATTTGTCGCAGTAATTATTATTGCGTGATTTCTGGGATTTTGGGTTATTGAATATGTATTAATCTTGCCAGAAATAGAGTTTAATTGTAATTGTAATTCAGTAATAAGTTCAACCTCTGTATAATATCCAGAAGTCAATGTTACTTCATATTGTGTAGTATTCTCTTGAAAAGAAAATGTAGCCCATGGTTTATCTATAATAAAAAGAAAAGAGGGTATTACAGCATTTATTAATTCAATACTGATAACATTGGTTAAAGGACGTCTCATTGTATAACGGAAATGATTTGAATTCGGATAGGCCAAATAATTGCGATCGCGGCTATTAACTACAATAGTCGTCTGTCGGACTGCTTTTTTTATTCTGCTCTGATCTTTCATCAGAACATGCTGGCCAGAACTCGTCTCACCTATTGCACCCCCTAACAGTTCAGACATTCTACATTACAAGGCTAAGGAATATTTCCAGAGTTTAACGTTGATAAGAGTACAGATATACGATCAAGAGCACGACCAACGGTGGCCGGCGCAGGTGATGTCCATAATGATGTATATGTAGGAATATATGGCATATTTAAGACACTAGTATAAGGAAGTTGCCGACGAGAGGCAATAGAATTTGTCACATATGTAAGTGGGTAGCCTGTCTGTTTAATCCAAGTATTACCATCAATAGAATAAGTCATTGTAGCAACATCAGTACTGGCATTTGTATTTCCCGAAACAAGCCAAATAGATCCATTCCAAGAAATAGAGTCGCATGATCCTTTAGATTGAGGAAAAATTGTTGTATCATTTGCAGACCGTGTCCATGTACTCCCATCATACGAAAATAAGATTACACCTTCGTGAGCATATCCAGGAGAGCCACCAGTACTAGTTCCAACTAAAACCCACATGACACCATTCCAAGCTAATGATCGCAATGAAGAATTTGCATTAAAATAAGAAGTTATATTAGTCGTCGCATTAGTCCATGTGATTCCATTAGAAGAATATGCAATTTTCATAGAATTACCATCATATGTGCCAGCAGCCACAACTAAATATTCATTAGAAGATATCACCTGGACACCATTTGCTCCATCTAAAAATGCAGTAGTCGCTGATGCAGAAGTGGTCCAATTTATACCATCATATGAATACGCGATAGTACTATTACCACCGCCATTGAGTGTACCTCCTGCAACCCATCGTACACCTGTCCATGTTATACACTTGCAATATGTAAATAGAGAGGATCCAGATGCCGAGTTAGTCCAGTTTATACCATTGGATGAGTATGCTATTGCGCCAGCACCAGATAAACTACCTACTGCAACCCATAAAGATCCACTTGCTGCAATAGCATTGCAATATGTAAATAATGCTGTGGCTGATGTAGCCTTTGTCCAATTAATTCCATCAGAAGAATATGCTATTACACCAGCAGGACCTGCTTCATTTCCACCTGCAAGCCATAAAACACCATTGTAGGCAATTGTCAGACAATTTGTAAATAATGTTGTAGGAGATAGAATCCAATTTAATCCATTGTATGAATATATAAGACCTTGACCAGAGGCTCCAGCCTGTCCTCCAGCTACTACAAAATTTTCTGTCACTTTATCTGTTGCCCAAGATGTATCAAAATCGGTACCACTATTTTTATAGACAATCTGCCCAGTTGCACCACCAATCGCTATATTCGCACCAGATGTGCCCATTGGGCCAAAAATTAGTTTAGAAAATCCGCTATTATTAGAATCAGCACCACTAATTCTTAAAAATCCAGATAAATATAATGATGTGCTTATAGCACGAGCTGTACTGTAAAATGCAGCACCATTTATTGTGTAATATACTCTAATACCATCATATATTATACCAAGTGTTTCAGCCCCCGTAAATGATCCAGTATATGTATACATTGATGTACCATTTTCAAATACAAATAAACTGCCACCATTATAAAATAGCGAATAATCAAGAGAATTATATGTTGTATGCGTAGAAGGACTTGAATCTAATGCAATTACATGTTGTTGTGTGTCATATGCATCAGTATATAGTTGAAATATAGTATTTATGTAACAACCTCTACTATATGATTCCTGTGATGTTATTCTTCCAGTAGTAAAATTTGTTACTGGAGAAGTTTTGTAAAAGTGAGATGGATCATATGGGTCTTGTGCAAAGTCAACTAAAATAGGAACAAAGGGGCTGAGTGAAGGAAGACCTGGTGCACCAGTTGCTCCTGTGAGACCTGGACCTGTTGCACCAGTTGCACCTCTTGCACCAGTTGAGCCCGTATTACCAGTAGGGCCAGTGTCACCTGTTAGACCAGTATCACCTGTTAAACCAGGGCCGGTTGGACCAGTATCGCCTGTGAACCCTGTATCTCCTGTTGGACTAATTGCACCAGATGATGAAAACAGTAACCAGTATGAAGGAGATGTTGCAGGATCATTTCCAGTACTAGCTTGAATACATATATACGTATTTTTATCACCAGATGGTTCAACTACAAGATCATTTACAGCATACGCAGTTCCATTATTATATACACCTCTAGGAATCAACGGAGTACCTGCTGCACCTTGTGCACCAGTATCTCCAGTTGCACCAGTAGCTCCTGTGGCTCCAGTTTTACCTAAGGCACCAGTATCACCAGTAGCACCAGTATCTCCAAGACCAGTAGGACCAGTAGCCCCAGTTTTACCTAAGGCACCAGTATCACCAGTAGCACCAGTATCTCCAAGACCAGTAGGACCAGTAGCCCCAGTTTCACCTAAGGCACCTGTATCACCAGTAGGGCCAGTAGGACCAGTATCTCCAAGACCAGTAGGACCAGTAGCCCCTGTTTCACCTGTAGGGCCTGTATCACCAGTAGCACCAGTTTCACCAAGACCAGTAGCTCCTGTCGCGCCAGTTTCACCTGTAGGGCCTGTATCACCAGTAATCCCTGCACCAGTAGCTCCTGTGGCTCCAGTTGTCCCAGAGGGACCAGTTGCACCAGTAGAGCCAGTTTCCCCTGTATCTCCTGTATGACCCTTAGCTGCAATTTTAGTCCAATTTATAGTTACATTTGGATTGGCACTATTAGTTGCTTGAATATTTACATAGGATTCACCATTATATGTAACTACATCATTTGGAACATATGATACGCCATTAGTCCAAGTACCTCTAAATTTAAAGCCAAGACCAGTTGCACCAGTTGCACCAGTTTCACCAGTATCTCCAGTTGTGCCTCTAGCACCAGTTACACCTGTAGCGCCAGTTGTCCCAGAGGGACCAGTTTCACCAGTAGAGCCAGTTTCCCCTGTATCACCAGTAACACCCTTAGCTGCAATTTTAGTCCAATATATAGTTACATTTAGATTGGCACTATTAGTTGCTTGAATATTTACATAGGATTCACCATTATATGTAACTACATCATTTGGAACATATGATACGCCATTAGTCCAAGTACCTCTAAATTTAAAACCAAGGCCAGTTGCGCCAGTTTCACCAGTATCACCAGTAGCACCTGTAGGGCCAGTTCTACCAGTAGCGCCAGTAGCACCAGTTGTCCCAGAGGGACCAGTTTCACCAGTAGAGCCAGTTTCTCCTGTATCACCAGTAGCACCTGTAGGGCCAGTTCTACCAGTAGCGCCAGTTCTACCAGTAGCGCCAGTAGCACCAGTTGTCCCAGAGGGACCAGTATCACCTGTTGTGCCTGCGGCACCAGTTGTACCTGTTTCTCCAGTAGGTCCTGTAGCCCCTGTGGCCCCTGTGGCTCCTCCTAGACCAGTTGCACCATCAACACCAGTAGCCCCTGTTGCCCCAATGGGACCTGTTACACCTGTGGCACCAGTAGCTCCATCAATACCAGTAGCTCCTGTTATTCCTGTGGGACCTGTGGTACCATCAAGGCCAGTAGCCCCTGTTATCCCTGTGGGACCTGTTGTACCTGTTGTGCCTGCGGCACCTGTGGGACCTGTGGGACCTGTTTGACCAGTAGATCCATCAAGTCCAGTAGCACCAGTAGCTCCAGTTTGACCAGTAGATCCTGTCTGACCAGTTGCCCCATCTAATCCAGTAGATCCTGTTATCCCTGTGGGGCCTGTTTGACCAGTAGATCCTGTTGTCCCTGTTGTGCCTGTAGCACCATCAAGTCCAGTGGCTCCAGTTGCTCCACCTAGCCCAGTAGCTCCAGTAGCTCCAGTAGCTCCCGTAGTTCCATCAAGACCAGTAGCTCCTGTTTGACCAGTAACCCCAGTAGCTCCTGTTGTCCCTGTTGTGCCTGTAGCTCCTGTAGTTCCTGTAGTTCCTGTAGCTCCTGTAGCTCCTGTAGCTCCTGTAGCTCCATCAAGACCAGTAGCCCCTGTTTGACCAGTAGCACCATCAAGGCCAGTAGCTCCAGTAACTCCTGTTGCCCCTGTAGAACCAGTAGCACCATCAAGGCCTGTAGCTCCTGTTGCACCTGTGGCTCCGCCTAGACCAGTAGCTCCAGTAGCTCCAGTAGCTCCAGTAGCTCCAGTAGCTCCCGTAGTACCTGTGGCTCCGCCTAAACCAGTAGCTCCTGTTGCACCTGTTGTCCCTGTTGTGCCAGTAGCTCCATCAAGACCAGTAGATCCTGTTTGACCAGTTGCCCCTGTTGTCCCCGTGGGACCGCCTAAGCCAGTAACTCCTGTAGCACCTGTAGCACCTGTAGCACCATCAAGACCAGTAGGTCCTGTTGTCCCTGTTGTGCCTGTAGCACCACCTAGACCAGTAGCACCTGTTGTCCCTGTTGTGCCTGTAGCACCACCTAGACCAGTAGCACCTGTTGTCCCTGTGGCTCCTGTTGCACCTGTAGGACCATCAAGACCAGTAAATCCTGTTGCACCTGTAGCACCACCTAGACCAGTAGCTCCTGTTTGACCAGTAGCTCCTGTTTGACCAGTAGGTCCTGTTGTCCCTGTTGTGCCTGTAGCACCATCAAGGCCTGTAGCTCCTGTTGCACCTGTGGCTCCGCCTAGACCAGTAGCTCCTGTAGCTCCTGTTTGACCAGTAGCACCACCTAGACCAGTAGCTCCAGTAGCTCCTGTAGTACCTGTGGCTCCGCCTAGACCAGTAGCTCCTGTAGCTCCTGTTTGACCAGTAGCACCATCTAATCCAGTAGCTCCTGTAGTACCTGTGGCTCCGCCTAGACCAGTGGCCCCTATTTGACCAGTAGATCCTGTTGTGCCTGTTGTGCCTGCGGCACCAGTAGCTCCTGTGGCTCCGCTTAGACCAGTTGCCCCTGTAGCCCCTGTGGCTCCGCCTAGACCAGTAAATCCTGTGGAACCTGTTGCCCCTGTGGAACCATCAAGACCAGTGGCTCCAGTTGTGCCTGTGGCACCATCTAGGCCAGTAGCACCAGTAACGCCTGTTGCACCAGTAGCTCCTGTGGCACCATCTAGGCCAGTAGCACCAGTAACGCCTGTTGCACCAGTAGCTCCTGTAGCTCCGCCTAGGCCAGTAGATCCTGTTGTCCCTGTTGTGCCTGCGGCACCAGTAGCTCCTGTGGCTCCACCTAGACCAGTAGCTCCTGTAGTACCTGTGGCTCCACCTAGACCAGTAGCTCCTGTTTGACCAGTAGCACCATCTAATCCAGTAGCTCCTGTAGTACCTGTTGTGCCTGCGGCACCAGTAGCTCCTGTAGATCCTGTTTGACCAGTAGCACCATCTAATCCAGTAGCTCCAGTAGCCCCTGTGGCTCCGCCTAGACCTGTTGTGCCTGTTGTCCCTATGGGACCAGTAACTCCTGTTGCACCTGTGGCTCCGCCTAGACCAGTGGCTCCAGTAGCTCCACCTAGGCCAGTAGCCCCAGTAGCTCCTGTAGGACCTGTTGTGCCTGCGGCACCAGTCGCTCCTGTTGTGCCTGTTTCACCTGTGGCTCCGCCTAGACCAGTGGCTCCAGTAGCTCCACCTAGGCCAGTAGCCCCAGTAGCTCCTGTAGGACCTGTTGTGCCTGCGGCACCAGTCGCTCCTGTTGCACCTGTGGCTCCGCCTAGACCAGTAGCACCAGTAGCTCCTGTTGTGCCTGCTGTCCCTATGGGACCAGTAGCTCCTGTGGCTCCACCTAGGCCAGTAGCTCCTGTTGTCCCTGTGGCTCCTTCTAGACCAGTAGCTCCTGTTTGACCAGTAGACCCTGTGGAACCTGTTGTGCCTGCTGTCCCTATGGGACCAGTAGCTCCAGCAACTCCAGTAGCTCCTGTAGCTCCATTCAAACCAGTAGCTCCTGTAGCCCCTGTATCTCCCCCTAAGCCAGTAGCACCAGATGCATTTGTAAAAGTAACATTACCATTTACATCACTAGAAATTTTAGATGATCCTAAATATATTGTATTACCTCCTACATATAATGATCTAAATGATAATCCAGTAGACCCAAGATCGTATGCATTATTTGCTGTAGGAATCAAATGAGTTCCAATAATAACTTGAGGACCAACAGGGCCAGTTGTTGATTGTGAAGTGTATGAAAAAAGACCTCCTGTGGCAACACCATTATTATTAAAGATAAATTGTCCATTTGTACCGCCTATTGGTCCTATGGGACCTGTCGCACCTGTTGTGCCAGTAGCTCCTGTTGCACCTAGGCCAGTAGCACCTGTGGCTCCGCCTATGCCAGTGGCACCTGTGGCTCCTGTTGCGCCTGTAAAACCAGTGGCTCCTACAACGCCAGTAGCACCTGTAGAACCTGTAGACCCTTCAAGACCTGTAACTCCTGTTGCACCTGTGGCTCCGCCTATGCCCGAAGGGCCAGTTGCCCCTGTGGCTCCGCCTATGCCAGTGGCACCTTGAAGACCAGTAACACCAGTGGCACCTGTATGACCTGTGGCACCTTGGGCACCAGTATCACCAGTTACTCCCGTTGCACCTACAACACCAGTGGCACCTGTTGCACCTACAATGCCAGTTGCACCTGTTGTTCCTGTTGCACCTGTGGCTCCACCTATGCCAGTGGCGCCAGTTAGGCCTTTTAATGCTAGCGCTATAGGCCATGACATGGTCTTATCTATCTATACTTTCATTTATGTTTTGGGTCCGTATAACGTACCCGTTGAAGTATCAAGATAGAAATCACCAATTGACCCAAGAGCAGGATCAGGTGGACCTGTTGGACCACTCAAAATACGTGTACCTGTTGCGCCTGTTGCACCTACAACGCCAGTAGCGCCCGTAGAGCCTGTTGCGCCTACAACGCCAGTGGCGCCAGTAGCTCCTGTAGCTCCTGTTTGTCCCTGAATACCTGTATTACCTGTAACACCTTGAATACCTGTAGGGCCTGTAGAACCTGTAGATCCTGTGGTTCCTTGTGCCCCTGTTGTCCCTGTGGCTCCAGCTAGACCTGTTGTCCCTATGGGACCTGTATTACCCTGAATGCCTGTAGCTCCTGTAGCTCCTGTAACACCAGTCGCTCCTGTGAGGCCAGTAGCACCTGTGACTCCTTGAAGACCGGTAGCGCCTGTAACGCCAGTTGCACCAGTAGCTCCTGTGGCACCTAGAATGCCAGTGGCACCTGTAATACCAGTGGCGCCAGTAACACCTGTATCACCTGTTTGGCCTTGTGTCCCAGTGGCACCTGTAGCTCCTGTAGATCCTTGTGCCCCTGTAGCTCCTGTAGCCCCTGTAGCTCCTACAACGCCAGTGGCTCCTGTTGCTCCTGTAACTCCTGTGGCTCCACCTTGCCCTTGAGCACCAGTAGCACCTGTAGCACCTGTAGTGCCAGCAGGCCCATCAATTCCATCAAGATTTACATTATATATAGCAGCACTTGAAAAATCACCCTGAATATTTTTTATATCACTTATTGTTATCGCACCTGTTAATCTGGTATATGCACTAACAGTACCTTCAAACCGTTTTGTTGAATCTGTTGAATTTACTACCACAACTGAATTTCCAGGAATGTATGCTAAATCTGCAGATACTGATAAATTAACAGTACCACTGGTTGGAGTTATCGTGGTTGACGTTGAAGCCGTTAAAAACTTATCCCCAGGCAGACCAGTCGCGCCTGTGACGCCTGTAGCGCCTATAAGTCCTGTTGGCCCAGTAGCTCCTATAGGTCCATCAACACCATCAAGATTGACATTGTATATTGCGCTAGTAGCAAAGGTACCCTGAATATTCGTTATACTGGCTATTGTTATCGCACCAGTTGATCTGGTATATACGCTAACAGTACCTTCAAAACGCTTGGTTGAATCTGTTGAATTTATAACGACTACTGAATTTCCAGAAATGTAGGCTAAATCTGTACCAACTGTTAAATTAACAGAGCCACCACTGGTTGGAGTTATTGTGGTAGACGTTGAGGCTGTTAAAAACTTATCGCCTGCTAAACCGGTAGCGCCTGTAGCGCCTTGCAACCCAGTAGCTCCTGTTTGACCTTGCAACCCAGTAGCTCCTGTTTGACCTTGCAACCCTGTGGCTCCGCCTTGCCCTTGGGCACCAGTAGCTCCTGTAACGCCTGTAGCTCCTTGAGCTCCTGTAGCTCCTGTAGCTCCTGTAGAGCCAGTGGCTCCAGTGGCTCCTGTTACCCCAGTTGCTCCTGTTGCTCCAATTGAAGCAACTACTTGCCAAAATGCTGTATCAGTTGGAGGTATATTTTGAAGACCAGAACCAGCGTAACAAACATAACTACTTCCTAAATATGAAACAGTATCTCCAATTTGATAGTACGAGTATGAACTACTATATTCACCTTTAAATTTAAAACCTGGACCGGTGACTCCGCCTTGCCCTTGGGCACCGGTAGCACCTTGTGCCCCTGTAACGCCAGTGGCACCAGTAGCACCAGTGCTACCAGTAGCACCAGTGCTACCAGTAGCACCTGTGGCTCCTGTTGTCCCTATGGCTCCTGTTGTCCCTGTGGGACCGCCTTGCCCCTGGGCACCAGTTGCTCCCGTTGATCCTGTTGTCCCTGTGGGACCGCCTAGACCTGTTGCACCTGTAGATCCTGTAGCTCCTGTTGTCCCTGTAGGACCACCTAGACCTGTTGCTCCCGTTGATCCAGTATCACCAAGACCAGTTGCTCCTGTTACTCCCGTTGCTCCAGTATCACCAACACCTGTTGCTCCTGTAGCACCAGTTTTACCTGTGGCTCCGCTTAGACCAGTTGCTCCTGTAGTTCCAACACCTGTTGCCCCTGTTGCACCTGTATCACCTGTGGCTCCGCCTTGCCCTGAAGCACCAGTTGCTCCTGTAGTTCCAACACCTGTTGCCCCTGTTGCACCAGTTTCACCTGTTGTCCCTGTGGGACCGCCTTGTCCTGAAGCACCAGTTGCTCCAGTATCACCAACACCTGTTGCCCCTGTTGCACCTGTGGCTCCCCTTTGCCCTGTTGTACCTATGGAACCAGTAGGTCCTGTTTCACCAAATCCAGTTGCTCCTGTTGCACCAGTTTCACCTAAGGCACCAGTATTACCAGTTGCCCCTGTGTCTCCAAGACCAGTAGCCCCAGTTGCACCAGTTTCACCTAAGGCACCAGTATCACCTGTAGCCCCAGTAGTTCCAAGACCAGTAGCCCCAGTTGCACCAGTTTCACCTAAGGCACCAGTATCACCTGTAGCCCCAGTAGTTCCAAGACCAGTAGCTCCTGTTGGACCAGTTTTACCAATTGCTCCTGTTTCACCTGTCCCACCTGATCCACTTCCAGAACCTGCTGGGCCAGTAGGACCTGTTGCACCTATACTACCAGAACCAGAACAAGGAGTAATACACGATCCACATGCTGCTGACCGTGCTGCCAAAAGACACGCTAAATTCCGACTCAACAGCTGACTTTCATTCATCTGTTGAGTAAGAATATTAAAGACTATATTATTATTACCTAGCTTACTCAGATGGTGCATTGAGTGACTCCATATTTCCAATATTTGCAATCTGTTTTTCTAGTTCCTCCTGACTCATCTGAGCAGGGGCTACAGGGTCAGGTTGAGATGATCCACTAGGTACATCCGTAGTAGCCATATTCATACGAGCCTGATTCTCCAAAATACTCTTGCCACCACGAGACATAGAATACCACATAACCCCTGCTAGCAGTAAGACAACAAAGAGGCCGATGCCAACGTACATAGCATTCTCAGCAAGAAGTGTCTGAGCCTGTGCGACAAACTCCATATACTTTGAGACCCGGAAACTAAATTTGAATAAGGACGCAGAAAGTCTAAGTCTCTTTTGCTTGCTGGTGAGATCTGATCAAAATTTCTTGAAATCTGTAAATGAACGGTACAATATCTTCTGGAACATACTTCATATATGTTTCCACATTAGTATATTGGGCCGCATAGAAGACCTTCTCTGCAAAGTTAAATTCCTTACCTAGATTACTACAAAGAGGTTGAATAACTAAAAATGGCCCACCATCCCAAGTATTAGAGCAACAAAAGAGTCTGTCAAAAGTGGTCCATGTAGCAGGGTACCCCTTAATTAAATCATTCACATGTGCCTGATCGTGTCCTCCCTTATCATCAATTGTTGCCTTGACAAGCTCCCAGAAGTCCAAGACTTCTGAACAGACTTTGAGTAAGACAAATCCTATATTAAGATGTTCACCCTCTTTTAAGAATACCATTGTATCACCCTTGTCCATATGATCTTTCAGCTTAGTATAGATACCGGGCTTCACTACGACATCCACATCCGTAAATAAAATATAGGGCTCTTTTGCGGCTTTCAACTTATCAATAAGCAGATCAATCTTCATAGAGCATCCAGACCATGCATGGTCACCCTCTTTCTGATGAAGTTTAGCGTCAAAAAAACTCTGCTCAATAAAAATGGGTTCAAGCGTGAGTTCTGAATCTTTCATATCATTCTGTAGCATATGATGAAAGAAAGCATATTTCTGACTCCACATATAAAACCACGGAAGTTTACAAGACATCTAAGATTTCTTAGTAAAGAAGGGTTTAGATAGATTTCTTAGATCTAAAAGTTAACTAGTAGATAGAGTCAGATGCTTTCTGAGACAACCGTAGTAACCGCCTTCTACCCTCTAAAAAAGTCAAAACATGATCTAGGTAAGTATAGAGCCTGGATTCAGAATTTCTGTCAGATTCCCTGTACTATGGTTATCTTCACTACAGAAACCTATGCCTTGGAAATTTATCAATGGCGCAAAGAATTCTTGCAAAAAACAAAAGTAATTGTAAGACCATTTGATTCTTTTGCAATGACCTGTCCGCCTATGATGGCCTTCTGGGAGAAACAGCATGCAATAGATCCAGAAAAACACATTCATAATCCGGAGCTCTATGCAGTCTGGGCTCTAAAACAAGAATGGGTCAGAATAGCTGTAAATGCAAACACATTTCAAAGTAAGTGGTTTATTTGGTGTGATATGGGTATCCAGCGTTACAGTCATCTACAGCCATTCTATATGACCTTTCCTGATGAAGTAAAGCTGTGCCCAGAGGGGCGTCTATCTTTCTTGGAGATTGATAAGATTCCAGAGTCTTTTGTACGTGATTGGGAGGAAGAAAAACCGATGATGGTTCCCGTGCCTTCAGTGACACTTGGGGGTGGGTGTATTGTTGGAGATGCTCAAGCCTGGACAGAATTTGGTGAAGTTTATAAGGAGATGTTGAAAGAGTTTGCTTTGAGGGGGTGGTTTGCAGGAAAAGATCAGATCGTCTATTTTACCATTTTAATGGAAAGAAAGGCGAATTATCGTCTTTTTCATGCTGCAAAATTTGGCGGAGATAAGGCACCGGAAGGTATTGAGTGGATGTCTTTTCCACCTATACTCGGGGGTACCGTTGATGCGGCTATAGATATGAGATTTGAGCCTAGTGCTTAATATCTATTTTTACGGGACCTGTTTTTCCTATTTCTATTCTTTCTGGTTCTACCACCACTTTGTGGAGGTGGAGCTATAGGACCTGTAGGACCTGCAGGACCTGTAGGTGGACCTGCAAGTGGTTTTGGCCCTGCAGGCTTTACTGTTTCATTTCTATGCTTTTCAATCTCATAACGAGTTTTATCTTCATCGCTGATTTTCTTTGATAAAAGTGTCGTAGTTGGTGTAATTCTACGTTCTTTTAAATATTTTAAAATTTTAGCTTTTTCCTCGGCATCAACTTTGTCTTGTGCGGCCTTTGCTTCAGCCTCAGCTTTAGCTTTTTTAGCAGCAGTATTAGCTGTAATAGCTTTATTTCTAGCAGTTGCATTTGCAGCATTTTTTTCTTTTAACCTAGATTCATATGAATCTGCAATATCATCCAAAAATTCATCTATATTTAAACCTTCAACTTCACCTTGAGAAGTTTTTACAAATAAAGTAGGTGTAACAATTCTTTTTCCATTAATAATACCTTCATCAACTTTAATTTGAAGTGAATATGGCCCATGTGTCTTTTGTGCAGCAGACGCTGTTACTGTTGATGGATCTACTGGCTTAGAACCAAATAAACCGCCTAACATCTACTATATGATGCATTTTTTATATAGAATCTATGTACTTTTTCCAGACCTTCATAGCCCCTCGCATTCCGGGAGTCTGATATTTGTGATATTTAGCTCTGTAATACATACGCATTGCAATACTCTTTCTTTTTGTCTTGTCTTTTCCTCTGATCAATTTGATAGACTTACGCGCATTGGCAGCCGTAGCGTACTTTATTCCTCGGGTCTTGGGGCCACCTTTTGGTGAATTAAAAAGACGCTGCTTTCTTGTTACACGCTTTCCTCCTTTTGTGCCTGCTCGTGGAGAATTAAACCCAAAAGAATTATTATATTGGTAGTTTGAATTAGAAAAATGTTTTGCTGCTAACTCTCTCAGTTTATCGCATCGTTTCTGAATTACAATATTTACCTTAGGATTTTCACCACCAATTGTTTGCCTGCATTCTGGGCACTTTTTCATAAGTCCACCGGGTAGCATTCCAAAACAGGGCTTGCATAGGGAGTGTCCACAAGAAAATGTAAGAGGCTTATAATACAGTCCCTTACATACAGGACATGTCATATCTTCAAGATTAGTTTCCCTCCACGCATTAGGCATTTGGTCCATTTTTTCATTGATTGCTGGGCGAGCATTCACGGGGGCTGCAACTGGTGCTGCAACTGCTGCGGCAGCTCCTGCTCCTCCTACAGGGCCTGCAGAACCTGCGACTCCTAGAGCTGCTTGCATATATGTTGTTAAAATTTCAATTATACGATCACGTCCACCCTCATCTGCATTATCTTGCTGAGCTATATTTAATGCAGTATCTCCATCATTATCTGTCAACATTACATTTGCACCTCTTTCACATAATAGTTGAACCATATTAGTATTACCATAAACGACTGCCTGCATTAATCCGGTCATACCATTTTCATTAGGATACCTAAAATTTATATTTACTTCACCGTAATCTAGTATACATCTTAATCTTTCTAAGTCATCGTCATCATCACCTGGAGAATCACAAATACCATAAAAAATATCTTGATCTGAAGTACCTGGAGGGAATAGTGCACGTAGAGCAATAAGACAGGGTTGAACTGCTACTGCTGCGGCAGCTCCTGCTCCTCCTACAGATGCTAAAATGAGATTATCTAATTGAGATCGTTGAGCAAGGAGTTGTGGTATTGTAAGATGTGAATAGTCTGACATTACACTATAATTCTATTTTAATATACATATTATTTAATAAGAGCACAACTTTAGTTGCGTGACTTTGCAAAGAACGAAACGCTAGTTTCTTGATTTGCGCACGCTAGTGCGCTCTGATCCCGCAATTTAATTGCGGGATTTCCATTGTTCTCCGCACACGTTACAAATGTACAGATTCTTCTTACCAGGGGCGTCATACGTCATGTAAATCACATCCCTCTCTACACCCTCCTGATTACTCGGACACATCTCCTTCGCGCACGGAATCATCTTGATGTGTGGCAGTGTATTGTCCTGCCTGGTAAACTCATTGATCATGATCTTGAAGGCCTCAGATGACTTCTGCTGCACCAAAGTCTCAGAAATCAGACCACCCTTTGTCTCCGTCTCAGTATATCCGCAGTTTCTGCACTGCCGGGTGAGGTCATTAGAAGAAGTTGGATCAGCCGTGCGATATCCTGAACTCAGATACAGATAGTTTTTGCACGTAGGACAGAACTTTAGTGAAGGCATTGTACTTAGTATCTATTTTGCTACAGAGTTCAATTTTAGGTCCACGGGACCGGCAGCGAGGGGTGATCCGCGAGATTAGGTGATGGCCCCTTTAAGCCCTAAGGTAGCCTCAAAAATTGCTTGGCCCAAAGTATAATGGAAAGGTACACGATGTCTCAGACTCATCTTAAACAGTATCTTGACAAATATCGGCTATATGATGATAAAACCTCTGCCTCAATTACCATGGTAGGTGGTGGTAAATACAATATTCCAGATGAGCACTATGGCGAGTTCCTTAGCCTAATGTACAACCATCTGTTCAAGGAGAAGGGTCGGCCTCTGAATATCGTTGAGCAGCCAAATCCCCAGGGTCCTAAACCTCTGGTCATTGATCTGGACTTCCGTTATCGGAAAGACCGAGCTCTAGATCATCCTTTTGAGCTATCTCATATCAAAGCTTTCAATGAGAAACTAGTTGAAGGTCTCAATACTTTCTTTGATCTTAGCGTCTATT